CTCATCATCATGTCCATTTCAAAGTGTCCGCCGCTAGGGTTTTGATCGGGCACTGAGCTTACTCAATGCAAGCTCAAGGGGACATTTCTATTTGGGAGAAAGGGGACATTACTACTTTGCGCTGACAGAGCGCATGAACGCGCAACCCGGGATGTTCTGAGCGGGCTTCATAACAGAAGAGCATTTCTCGAGGCTGGCGCCGATGAAGTCGAGCGCACAAAGCGCTATGCGCACCCATTGGCCGTTATCATTATGGATCTGGACAACTTTAAACAACTTAACGACACCAAAGGCCATGATGCTGGGGACGCGGCACTGCAAGCAACAGCCGGAGCTTTGCGCAGCATCTCGCGATCTAATGATCGAGTCGCACGATTGGGTGGAGACGAATTTGGTATATTGCTTTTAGAAATTGAATACGAAGAAGCTGTCGAGGTAGGTCGGAAAATTTCCACTACTGTGAATACCGCACTAAAAGACTTCCGTCCAGTCAAAGCGAGTATCGGTCTAGCATGGTTCAGCGAAGCTGATCGTTCTTTCCCTGAAATGCTTAAAGCTGCCGATGAAATAATGTATGAGGTAAAGAAAAGCGGTAAAAACAATGTGCGCTCACGACGGTTTCCTGAGGCCGACAGGTCGGACGCTGAAAAGTAATTTTTTCTGCTTTCGAGCTGTTCCAATTTCATTACCAGTTCAAGCGAAGCTGCCATCTGCTTAGTGCGCAAGTAGCTTACAAATCAATATCTCCGATACTTCTTCAATCTTTTTCAAATTTCCGCACTACTCGACTTGCTATTATGTAGTGTGGCCGGAAAGGCATCGAAATAGCTATATGCCTGCACTCGGATTTATTTCTTTGGCGAACCTGTCAGAGATGAATAACTCCTCATGCCGCCCTAAACTACTGATCGCGGCAATGAGGGAGTAATGCCATTTTCGATAGCCTACAACCAACATTCCTACTTCTTTGCGATTTTGCTTGATCAGTCGCATCGACCTCCCTGAGGTTCAACACTGAACCATGCCCTCCTAAAAATCGATTTGATAGCTCAAGCGACCTCTGGTATTGGTACTAAAAGTCAATTTATTCTGACGCGGATGACAACATGCGCGAAATCACATTCAAATGTTGCTTACCACACATAGCTTGCGATAGGATAGCTATAAGCATATTCTTATGCTTAATTCAAGTTAAATTAACGTTGAACATAGCAAGGATGCAGACCACTTTTCTACTGGACGCGCTCAGACAAACCCCCAACACTATGAATATACTTATATGTTATTTAAATAAAACATATGATTCCATTACATCAGGGAGGCTCACATGGCAGAAAAAATCAATTGGAACTTTGTAATACAGGCACTCAACGGCCCGACTGTTTCGGGTGCCGGCACGCTGGAGATGGACGCTTATGACAAGATCGAGGTGACGATCACCGTTGGTGCGACCCAGCAGGTCAATCTGGTACCAAGCGGCACCGTGTCTCTACTTATCATAAATCCAGTTGTACCCGATGCCGGCCTCAGTTATGACGTCGGTGGCAATACGGTCGCACTGGATGGCCCGCACGTGTTGATTGGCGCAGGTGCAGTAAGCCTGCTTGGTGGCGCGACAGATCTTTCCTTCACCAATAACACAGCCGCCGACGCGACCATTGAGATACTGCTTGGACGCGATGCTACGCCATAAATCCGTACCGTAAATATAACTATTACTTTAAAGGAGAAGCAACATGCCGGTTACCTTATCCTACCCTGGCGTCTATATTGAAGAAGTGTCCAGTGGCGTGCGCACCATTACCGGTGTAGCGACCTCCATCACCGCCTTTATCGGGCGTACCTTGCGTGGCCCGATAAATGATCCGGTGCGCGTACAAAGCTTCGGCGAGTTTGAGCGACGCTTCGGCGGGCTGTGGCGCGACAGCACGCTGAGCTACTCGCTACAACAGTTCTTCCAGAATGGCGGCACCGACGCCCTAGTCGTGCGCGTTCACAATGGCGCAGCTGCCGCCACCCTCACCTTGGCGGTAGGCTTTAACCTGATTGCTGCCAATCCCGGCAAATGGGGCGAAAAACTGCGGGCGCGCATCGATCACAACACCCGGCCTCATCTCCCAACCGACCCTGCCAACAGCCTGTTCAATCTGTCGGTGCGCGATACCGCTACCGGTGCGACTGAGCGTTTCCTTAACCTCTCTACCGATCCCAATAACGCGCGCTTTGTCACACGGGTACTCGAACAGGAATCCAACCTGGTACGGATCGTTACACCACCCGGCACGGTGCCTGCGCTGCGTCCCACCGCTCACGGCAATCCGCCCCCCGGCGCTGATCCGTTGCTGGACAATGCCTCTTCTACCGCGTTCACGGCGACTGGCAATGAAGGAGCAGCCATCACCGACAACCAGATATCACTGGCCTCGCTGGAAGCTGCCAAACAGGGGATATGGGCACTGCAAAAGGCAGACCTGTTTAATCTGCTGTGCATTCCGCCGCTGACGCGCGAACCAGGCGGCGACGTGAATTCTCAAACCCGCAGCGCTGCCGCCGCCTATTGTTTCGCGCGCCGCGCCATGTATATCGTTGACCCACTCATGGCTTGGGACGAGCCTTCCGATTTTACCGGTGCCAGCGGTCTGGATAGCGCGGGTTGGGGCCTGGCCCGCAGCACAAATGCGGCATTGTATTTCCCCTTCCTTCGCCTGCCTGACCCTTTACAGGAAAATCGCTTGGCTAACTTTGCCCCCTGTGGGGCGGTGGCTGGAGTCATGGCGCGCACCGACGGTCAGCGTGGCGTGTGGAAAGCCCCTGCCGGTAACGATGCCACACTTAACGGCGTAGCCGAACTCACGGTAAAACTTACCGACGGTGAAAATGGCCAACTCAATCCACTGGCGGTTAATTGCCTGCGCGCCTTCCCGGTCACCGGTCGGCTTGTATGGGGTGCTCGCACCTTGCGTGGCGCGGATCAACTTGCCTCGGAATGGAAATACCTTCCGGTGCGGCGTCTCGCCTTATTCCTTGAAGAAAGCCTGTTCCGAGGTTCGCAATGGGTGGTGTTCGAACCCAACGATGAGCCGCTTTGGGCACAGATACGCCTCAATCTCGGTGCCTTTATGCAAAATCTTTTTCGTCAAGGCGCTTTTCAGGGCCGTAGCCCGCGCGAAGCGTATTTCGTTAAATGCGACAGGGAAACCACCACCCAGAACGACATTGATCTGGGCATCGTCAACATCGTGGTGGGTTTCGCGCCGCTCAAGCCCGCCGAATTCGTGGTGATCAAGTTGCAACAGATCGCCGGCCAAATTCAAGCCTGACCCTGATAACTAGGAGACATCCATGGCAACATTCACCGTCAATGCACAGCGTTTCGATCCTTATAAAAATTTCAAATTCCGCGTCAAATGGGATGGCCGTTATGTCGCGGGCATCTCCAAGGTGGGCGCAATCAAGCGTAGCACCGAACTGGTTGAGCACCGGGAAGGTGGTGATCCATCAACTTCGCGTAAATCGCCCGGTCGTACCAAATTCGAAGCTATTACGCTGGAGCGCGGCGTCACGCATGACACCGAATTCGAAAAGTGGGCCAACAAGGTTTGGAACTATGGCTCCGGTTTGGGCGCAGAGGTCTCGCTGAAAGATTTCCGTAAAGACCTCATTATCGAGGTCTATAACGAAGCAGGCCAGCTTGCACTTGCCTACAAGGTATATCGATGCTGGGTATCAGAGTACCAGGCATTGCCTGATCTCGACGCCAATGCCAACGCGGTGGCCATCCAGCAAATCAAACTGGAGAATGAGGGCTGGGAGCGCGACTACGATGTCACCGAACCTAGTGAACCCAGCTTCACGGAACCAGCCTGATACCCATGCAAGTTCCTGGCGAAACAGAGATCCTTAATCTGTGGGAGCGCGGCCTCACGCGTCATCCGATTGACAGAGCACTATTGCTTTGCGCTTGGGCACGGCCAGACTTACCGTCTGCCAGCTTCCCCGACCTGCCGCTGGGCACAATCAACAAGGCACTATTACGCCTGCGCGAAACGTGCTTCGGATCGCGCATCATTGCCTGCATTGATTGCGAACATTGCGGCACGCGCATGGAAAT